GATGTTTTAGATGAAAGAAGAAATATATCAGCCGAAATGGCATTATCAGATCATCAAGAATCTTTAAAAGAATTTACAAATTTATGGGTTGAATGGTATGATAGAAATATGAATGCTATATTTTCAAATAAACGTGATATTGTAGTAGCCGATACTATATTAGAATTATTTAGAATGCGTGAAAATATAGAAAACTTTAACAAAAAAGCTCTTTATATTCTTATAAGAGAAAGAACCGGACTTAAAACTCAAAATATTACAAAAGTTCTTAATGTAATGAAAAGAGATTATAAAAAAATGTTTATGACATATTCAAAATCCGGTCATATGATACCATAAAACCTAGATACTCATATTTATATAAAAGGATAAATTATGAGTCAAGAATTCGAATTATTTAAAGGTACAAATTTTTCTGATCTAATGAGAGATGTATATCATAACTCAAAAAAGAAGTCGCGACAAATAGATACTCTTATTAAGAGCTTAGAACCTATGATTAAAAATATAGGCGATGCATCTATTATAGTTCCTATGATAAAAGATTATCTAGAAGTATCAGTTAAAAATGATGATGCATTAGTTAAATTAGCAGCCGTAGTACAACGACTAGTATCTGCAACTTCTAAAGATGATGATGGAAATGAATTTGGCTTGAGTGAAGAAGAACGTCAACGATTAATGGAAGAGGCAGAATCAGAAATTGAAAATATTAAAGAAACAAATAAACCGGAGGTAAACACAAATGATATCACCACTAAGTTTTCAGATTTGTCAAGTAGTTGAAACTGTCGACCCTACACAATTTGATAAGTATAAAGACAAAGATCAAGACCCAGAAAAAGATTTGCCACCTAATTCTATACGTATAAGAATTCGTGGTAAAGAAACAACTGGTGCTGCTGAGGCATGGGCAATTCCTGCAGATCCAACTCAATTAAATGTTCCATTATATGGAGAACAAGTTTTAGTTTATTCTGCTATTGATGGTCAAGCTGAAGAATTTAATAATTATCGTTATTTTTATATGTGTTTGATTAATGCACATGGAATAGTAAACAATACTATCTTACCATTTGTACAAGATGCTCAAGTATCAACGCGTGGATATAGCGATGATGGTATTGCAAAAGTTAAACCAGGTGGAGAGCCTGAACAAATTTCATTCGAAGAAAAAGACATATTACCTATTCAACCTTACCAAGGAGATATTATTAGAGCATCTAGATATGGTTCTGTTTTAAGATTTACAGCAACACATGTAAAATTAGATAAGTATAAAGAAGAACCATTTTGGAAAGGAGATACTATGGGAGATCCATGTATCTTTTTAACAACAGAAGTAAAAGGATTGACAGATGGATATAGTTCTGATCCGGAAGCTGGTGCATATGACCCATATTATAAAATTGAAGAACCTGATGATGATAAAAGTTTTATATATATGACTACTAAACAAAAAATAGAAAGATATGAATTAGCACAAGAAGGAATAGGAAAAGATCCAGAACCCGATAAATTAACTGATTATGATAGACCACAAGTAATTATAGGTTCAGAAAGAATGATTTTTAATGCAAAAGTAGAAGATATTATTCTAATTGCAAAAAGAGATATTAAATTTGCAACACCAGGTTGGCAAATTGATTATAATAAATACATGACAGATATTTTAGAGCCATGGCTTCAAATATGTGTAGACTTAGCAGCTGGTAGAGAAAGATATGCAACACCGGCCGGCGCAACAGGACAATCTAGTGCTTTAGCTAAATTAGAAGAACTACTAGATTTATTAAAAGAAATGAAACAATAGGAGATTAATTATGCCATTAAATAAACCAGCTTTACAGAATGCTTTATTAAATGCATTAAAACAACAAGCACAAAAATCTGGCGATAAAGTTAGAAATCAAGAACAGCATATGTCTGAATGGGCAGCAGCGGTTGCATCAGCAATAGATGCTTTTGTTAGATCAGGTGATGTTGTTACAGGAGTATCAACAACAACTACAGATGTTGATTCAGGAGGAGATGTAGGTGTAGGTACAGGAACTGGTAAAGGTAAAGGTAAAGTTATATAACCAAATATCAATGTAATCGATATTTATTAAAAAGGGAAAATAAATGAAATCAAAATCATTAGTAAAATTATTACGTAGAATAATTCGTGAAGAAGTTCAGGCCGCAGTGAAACAAGTTTTAAATGAAAAAAAGACAGATCATAAACAAGTTATATCACATGGTATGGACTTATCTAGAGTAGTAGAAAGAAGACGTCCTACACAAAAAAAATCATTTACTAAAAATAATGTGTTAAATGATTTATTAAATGAAACAGCAGAGACTGCAGATTTTGCAAGTATGCAAGAAGGACCATTAGTATCACAAGACTATCCTAGTATAGGAAGTTTTAAATCAGATATGGCCGAATCATTTGGTATGTCTAGACAACCTCAAGCATTAGCAACAACAGATGTTAATGGCGCGCCTGTTAATATGCAAAATGAGGCAGTTGCAAAAACAGTTGATATAATGACAAAAGATTATTCTCAACTAATGAAGGCAATAGATAAAAAAGATAAAGCAAAAGGTAAAAGATAATTAAATGGCTAGAAGAGCAGTATATCAATATCAACCAATTAATGAAACACCAGATGTTGCGATAGGTATTCCACTACCTTTTAATAAATCAGCAAAAGGACATGTTGATTATTTTAGAGCAGCTGCATATGGAGATACTCAAAATTATGCTTCTGGATCATTAAGCGGAGGGTCTGTATTTGCTCAAACATATTCAACACAAGAACAAGCAGTGTCAAATCTAAAAAACTTATTATTAACATTTAAAGGTGAAAGATTTATGCAACCTAATTTTGGTACTAGAATTAGAGAAATACTTTTTGATAATAATACAACTGATATGAGAGATAGATTAAGACAAACCTTAAATGAAGATATTAAATTTTGGTTGCCATATATTGAAATTAATGCCGTAGATTTAGAAAGTAGTGAAGATATGCATTCTTTATTTATTAAATTACATTTTGTAGTAACTACAATTGGATCTGAAATGGTAATTAATATATTAGCTAATGAAAATGAATATATGGTATCGGATGCAGAAGTAGATGCACAAGTACAATTAAATCAAGTAGATACATTTGGACAAGGAAGTGCATTTGGATTAGATGCTGGAGGGTCAGTAGGACAAGCTCCAGGAGTTGGAGGAGTTGCAGTAGGTGGAGCTGGAGGATATTAATAGGGATATATTATGAAAATTAAAAAGGATGTTAAGTATTTAAATAAAGATTTTGGTCAATATAGACAGAATTTAATTAATTTTGCAAAAAATTATTTTCCAAAAACATATCAAGATTTTAATGAATCATCACCAGGTATGATGTTTATTGAAATGGCTGCATATGTAGGTGATGTTTTATCATATTATACAGATCAATCCTATCGTGAATCATTATTATCTTCTGCAAAAGAAAGTGCAAATATATTAGCCTTATCTCAATTATTTGGATATAAACCAAGACGTAATGCACCAGCAACATGTAAATTAGATGTATTCCAATTGGTTCCAGCATCAGGAAGTGGAGATGCTGTAGCGCCAGATATGGATTATGCATTAACTATTGCTGATAATATGGAAGTCTCAAGCGAAGAAGGACAAAAATTCCATTCTATAGAACCATGTGATTTTCATCAAGAACCAGAAGTTACTGTATATGAAATTAATAGTTCTGGAGAAGTAGCTCGTTACTTGTTTAAAAAACAAATAGACGTTGTATCAGGAGAAGTTAAAGAAATGCAATATAATTTTACTGAACCAAAACCTTATGATAAAATTGTTCTACCAGAAGATAATGTAATGGAGATTATAAGTATAATTGATTCAACAGGTAATGAATGGAAAGAAGTAGATTATTTAGCACAAGATACTGTATTTCAAGATATTGCAAATATACCATTCAATGACCCAGAATTATCAGAATTTAGATCAACCGTTCCATACATATTAAAATTAGATAAAACTGCACGTAGATTTGTTACTAGACTTAGAGATGATGGTCGTGTAGAAATACAATTTGGTTCTGGTGTATCTTCTGATGCAGATGAAGAAATTATTCCTAATCCAAAAAATGTTGGAATGGGATTAGAATACTTAAAACGTACTACTACTGATAATATTGATCCATCAAATTTCCTATATACTAGTACATATGGATTAGCGCCAAGTAATACAGTATTAACTGTTAAATATACATTTGGAGGAGCTGTTTCTGAAAATGTAGGTATGAATTCAATAACTGATATAGATAGTGTTCAGTATATAAGTGAAAATGGACAAGTAGATTTAGAAGATACTAAAAATTCTGTAGCAATTACAAATTCAGAGCCAGCATTAGGAGGAAGAGCAAAAGAAGATTTAGAAAGTATTAAACAAAATGCAATGGCAACATTTGCAGCTCAAAGTAGAACAATAACAAGAGAAGATTATATAGCGCGTGTTTATGCAATGCCTTCTAGATTTGGAAGTGTAGCAAAAGCATATATTGTTGGAGATACTCAAATTGATACTAGTGATAAAGATTATCCTAGAGATACTATTTCTAATCCATATGCATTAAATTTATATGTATTGGCATTAGATGAATTAAATAATTTTACAACATGTAATCAAGCTATATTAGAAAATTTAAGAACATATCTATCACAATATAGAATGTTAACAGATGCAATTAATATCAAATCTGCATTTATTGTTAATTTGTCAATAGAGTTTGATATTATACCAGAACCAAAATATAATAGTAATGAATGTTTGTTAAGATGTATTGACAGATTGAAACAATTATTTCATAATGATAGAATGCAAATAAATGGTTCAATTGATAAAAATGCTATTATAGGAGAATTGAATGATGTATTAGGAATACAAAGTGTTATTAGATTTGAATTTTTTAACAAAATAGGCGGACCTTATTCAAACAATTCATATGATATAGAAAAGGCAACAAAAAATGGAATTTTATATCCATCATTAGATCCTTGTATTTTTGAAGTTAGATTTCCAAATAGAGATATAAGAGGAAGGGTCGTTAAACCATAGATGAATTATGTATAGATTATTTTACGCAGAACGAGATACAACATTATATGAAAGATATCCAAAACAAAATACTGGTATCGATCAGATACTAGAACTAACGAAAGTTGCTTCAGGATCTAAATTAAATGGAATTATTCAATCAAAGACATATAATTCTAGATTTATAATAGATTTTGGAACTGAATTAACCACATTATCATCATCAATTGTTAACGGAGATATTCCAGATATTGCACACCACCCAGATTCAGCATCTGCATTTTTATCAATAACAGCAGCTGATTCAACAGACATTTTACATTCATATACATTAAAGGCCTTTCCAGTAACACAATCATGGACTAATGGTAATGGATATTTTTCAGATGATCCAATACAAAAATATGGAGCATCATGGTATTATCGTACAAGTGATGATCAAGGAGATTTTTGGAACACCGGTTCTTTCTTTGGCCAAACAGGAACGACAGAAACTGCTTATGGAGGAGGTACATGGGTGACCGGTTCT